TTTGAACAGAATTTAGAAAATTACGAAAATAAAGTTAATTACCATTTAATAAGATTAGTTTACTTATGCTTAGATTACGACCCCGATACTCGCATTTCTGCTACCAAGGCTCTTGAATTTATTGTTTCTGAACAGAGTTACGAGGAGGGCGGTTCCTCAAAAAAAGCGCCAAAGAGGACGAAGACCACAGCGTCCGGGGATTAGAGAGGCGAGCGCGTCAAAACCTTCGGAACGTAACTGACTGGAATACGCTTTATTTTCGCTTAAGTGCTTCTGAGCTAAAAGATCCGCGCTGGACGCAGGAAAACTTTGCAATGCAAAGCGTTAACGATGTTATGGCAGCAATCAAGTTTCTTGAAAAACATGACATCACGAGATATAACATTGCAAGCATTTCCACTGCAAAGCTTGGAGCTGTTGTTGTCGGCGCCTTGGGCGGAAAGAAGGCGAACGTTAGCGCAGAAGACTTCTTGCCCTTTGACACTCGCAAGACTAAGAACGATACAGGAGTGTCCGAAGAAAGCTTGCAGGTGTTGAAGAGGTTGATGAAAACAAAACGTTTGGACCCGCGCCTTGTCTCAACATTGGCGCCTGAAATTAAAATGGCGTCAAATCGTGAAGATGATTAGCGCTAAACTATTCAATATCGGTGCCCGTAGTGAAGAATGGCGGCTGAGCTAAGGCTTAACGTTGGGCTTGATCTTGCATATTTCAAGTCACAACTTCCAAAACTTGCTCGAGCCGCTGCTGGCTTTCAACTGCCAATCAAGGTTCGGATTGACGGTAAGCAGTTACAGAAAGAACTAAACAAAATTAGTGGTCGTCGAGAATATCGTATCAATCTGAACGATACGTCGATCAAGAGTGCAATTGATAATGTCAAGACTCTCAAGAGAGAGCTTGACAGCGTAGAGAGAAAATCACAAAGAGCAACTGCTGCCAGCACCCCTGTTGGCACTGGGCGACTTTCTAAAACAGCAGGACAAGGCGGCGTCAGCGCCGCTGAAATACAAGCTCTATATCAACAAGCTGCAATTCAGGGCGTTGCTGGCTTTGAGAAGGGAATCAAGATTAAACGGGGTGATGCTGTCAAAGAATTGGCAGCATTGTCGGCAGATGCAATAAAAGGACTGATTGTCGGCCTTAGAAAGGGTCGAGGCACAGTAGAAGATGCTGCTGAGGGGTTGGCCGATGCTCTGGTCGATTCCATGGAAGATCGACTAGGCATCCGCAGTCCGTCTTTCCGTCTGATGAAGACTGGCGAGTATGCGGCAGAAGGCTTTGAGATTGGTTTAACAAAAGGGCTGAAAGAAGCTGAGAGGTCTGCTGTTGCACGCATGCAGGCAATGCTGCGTGCATTGCAAGGTGAGGCTGCAAAATTTGGCCCTGCTCTGCTTATGGCAAGCGGAATGGGCGGAGGTCGCGGAGGTGATGTTCGCAGTGCTGCCTTGATGGCAGGCGGAATGGCTGGCCTGTTCACTCCTGAAACGGAGATGCAGCGTGAGCGTCGTCAGATTGACGAACGGATCGCTGGAAGATATGGCTCTCCTTCGTCTGCAAGCTTCCAAGGAGGTGGTACTGGTGGTCAATTCCGTTTCGGAGCTGCTCCTGCGAGTGTTTACGGAGGCGTTCCTCGTCAACAGCTAGCTCTACCCAGCGCCGAAATGCTGGAAGCTGGGCGAACAATGAAGGCGTTTGCTCAAGCTGCCGATCAAGCAAACGATCTCATCAGGCGCAAGCTGGCAAATGCTGAAAGAGCAGCAACTCAAGGCTCGCACTTCTCTCAAACAGCGGGAGGAGGCGGCAGCAGGAGCGGCGGCGGAAGAAGAGGCGGTGGCGGTGGGATGCGCTTCACCGGACCCTCGTCGTTCCCAGAGCTGCCAGGGGCAGGGTCTGTAAGAGAGTTGGCGTCTGAGTTCGGCAATGCAACCAAGCAGGTGTTGTTGTTTGGTACGGCATACAAGGGACTGGCGTTCCTGATGGACTTCCCTTCTCAAGTGAAGGAAGCAGTGGCGTCACTGCAAAGTTTCCGAAACACGCTTAACGCAATTATTCCTGATGCCTCCAAAGCTGCAGAGGCTAATCAGTTCATCCTGGATACGGTTGACAAATACAATGTGCCGCTACAGACGGCTCGTGATGGTTTTGTCAAACTTTATGCGTCGATGGAGCCTGCTGGCTTCAGCGGAGAAGACGTTCAAGAGCTGTTCCTGGGAGTGAGTCAAGCGGCTGCAACGTTTGGGCTTAGCGCAGACAAGGTTGATCGAGTTCAATATGCCTTTGCTCAGATGGCAAGTAAGGGCCAGATTATGTCGGAAGAGCTGAAAGGTCAGCTCGGCGACGTGCTTCCTGGAGCCATGGGTTTGTTTGCGAAAGCAGCAGGACTGGAAGGGCCTGATGCCATTCAAAAATTCTCTAAAGCAATGGAGGACGGAGCATTTAAGGGCGAAAATATGATGGCCCTGCTCCGCAATGTTGCCAAGACAATGCAAAAAGACTTTGGTCCTGGCGCAGAAGGAGCTGCCAAGAGTTTCCAGGGTCTCATGAACGATATGAGTACAGCCTTGACAAAGCTGTATGAAGCCTTTGAGCCTCTCGCTGTTGAATTTTTGCAAGGCTTTGTGCTGCCTTTAACTGATGGGTTGAAAGCAGCGGCTGATGGCTTTACTGCATTCTTCGAGCAGACACGAGCTAATACAAAGGAAGGGCAAGCCTTTGCGAACAAACTCAATGAACTGAGAGCTGCCTTTGAGGGAATAAAAAGAAATCTTGCCGGTGTTCTGCAGCAATTTGCGACATTGGGCAAAACCTTGGCTCCTATTGCCGGCTTATTCCTGAAGCTGGCAGGAAGCCCATTGGTCGGCTATTTGATGAGGCTGTACTTAGTAATTTTGCCTCTGAATATTGCTCTCAAGCTTATGAAGGGCTTGTGGGCGGCCAATATTATTCAGCTTGCTATTTTCCAAGCCAGAGTAGTGACAGGCACGAAGACTCTGACTGCCTTCAGGGCAATGATGGTCGCGACTGGTAAGTCGGCCAAAGCTCTTAGCTTGACAATCAGAAGCGCATTTGCAACCACAGGAATCGGAATTGCCCTGATTGGTCTGGGCATTTTGATTGAACAGTTGATCACACTTCGATCCAAGATGGATGAAGTTAAGGCTGCCGCAAGGCAGGCAGCCGAGGCTATTCAATATATGACAGGCAAGCAAGCTGCATCTACAGAAAAACAAGCGCAACAGGATGTCGATATTTTAAGAAACCTGCGCGAGCGTACACAGGGGAAAGGCCCTCGGAAGATTGAAGTGACCAAACAAGAGCAAGAGGCTCTTACAAGATCAGGGCAAATGCCCGTCAAATTTGCCAAAGAAGTTGGTATTTTTGGAGAAGTTACGAAACAAGGAATTGGCACTAGCGAAAAGGCGGTCGACGCAGCGCTGGGACAAGCCCTAGAAAGACGAACATTGGCTTCTAACAGGAGCGCCGAGGTGGCAAGAGAGGATGCAGAATCCAAAGCGGCTCTTAATCAAGACCTTGAGGCGATCAGCCTTGATGGTTCAGGCGATGGATCTGGCGATGGATCTGGCAGCGGCAGCAGCATCAAAGCTTCTTCCGAAGCTGTGTTGCGCATCAGAAAGGAACTCCTTGCCATCCAGCAAAAACTGGCGATGGGAGAGGAAGGCGTCAATCAATTGACCTTGATGAAGAAAGAGCTGGAGCTGGAGTTGCAGCAGATTTCAGAAGAGGAGATTAGCGCTCAGGACAAGGAGCAGAAGAAAGCTGAAGCTCGACATAAGCACAACGTAGAAGTAGCCAAATTTACTGCTGCAAACGCCAAACAAATTATTGATGATCTCAAGAAGCAAGCAGAGAACAGGAAGAAGATTGATGAAATCCTTCTTAAGCAAAAACTTGCTTCTGGGGAGATGTCACAGAAAGAGTATGACATTGCAATGCATTTGCGTGATCAACTCGCGACTAGGCAACAGCTAAAAGATCTTGGAGCAACTGAAGCTCAGCTTCGGGAGTTTGATAACAATCAAGGACCGGCACCCGGAACTTACGACGCTCTGCTGCAAACCGCTGAATCAGATCTTGAGAGTCTGATTGATCCAGTTCAGCAGTTGGACACCATTGCGACTGGCGTGGGCGATACTTTCGCCACGATG